TTTTAGCCAAAGCCGCTACCCCCCCTGCCTTTTCTGGAAGTTTCTCCCCGATCACGCAGGTTACGGTTCAAACAGGCCCGTGTTTAGGGCAACCAGTCCAAGGTCAGACAGGATGACTACCAAAGTTAAACCGCTGCGCCGGGGGCTAGTGAAGCCAAGGTTGCACAGCCCATTACTTAAAGGTAAATCTCGCATAGATGAGGTTTCTGATCTTGCAGATAAAATCGGCTACCCGTTATTACCCTGGCAACGGTTCGTACTTGAGGATATGTTGCGAGTAGATGCAGCTGGTGCGTTCGTTCGCAAAACAAACCTAGTTTTATGCGCCCGCCAAAATGGTAAGACGCATTTGGCTCGTATGCGAATACTTGCAGGCATGTTCATATTTGGGGAAAAGAAAATCCTTATTATGTCGTCTAATCGAGGCATGGCACTTAGCACTTTTAGAGAAGTGGCCTATGCAATCGAAGGATGCCCGGAACTTAAAGCCCAGGTAAAGGCGATTCGCTACGCCAATGGAACTGAGTCGATCGAGCTGCTAAATGGTGCGCGGCTAGATGTTGTAGCTGCTACCCGTGACGGATCGCGTGGCCGTACAGCTGATCTGCTTTTCATAGATGAAGTACGCGAGATTACCGAGGAAGGCTACGCAGCTGCGCTACCGACTACACGCGCACGGGCTAATGCCCAGACCTTAATGTGTAGCAATAGTGGCGATGCCTTTAGCAGCGTACTTAATTCGCTGCGTGAACGCGCCCTATCTAACCCATCTAAGACATTTGGGTTTTACGAATACAGCGCGCCACAGTTTGCCAAGATAACCGACCGCCAAGGCTGGATAGCGGCCAATCCTGCGCTAGGCCATACGATCACTATGGAGTCGATCGAGGAAGCTCTTAACACGCAATCGGTCGAGCAATTTCGTACCGAAACCCTTTGCCAATGGATCGATAGCCTGCAGTCGCCTTGGCCTTACGGATCGATCGAGGCAACCAGCGATAACAGCCTTAAAATGTCGCCGGGGCCGCTTACAGTATTTGCCTTTGACGTATCCCCTAGCCGTAGAGATGCAAGCCTAGTTATGGGGCAACTGCTACCCGATGGCCGTGTAGGTGTAGCCGTATTGGAAACCTATAACAATCAGGTAGCCGTAGATGAGCTAAAAATTGCGGCCAGTATTAAAGGCTGGTGCGATCTTTACTATCCGCGCACAGTTTGCTTTGACAAATACACAACCGCATCGATCGCCAAGCGGCTAGAACTATCAGGCGTAGCCGTGCGCGATGTATCGGGTGCTGAGTTCTATACAGCTTGTAGCGATCTGCACGATGCCCTAAGTAACGGCCGATTAGCCCATAGCGGCCAAGAATTGCTAGTGCAGCACATGAATAACAGCGCAGCTAAGATCAATGACTCAGCCTGGCGTATCGTGCGCCGCAAGTCTGCTGGCCCTGTAGATATTGCTATCGGCCTAGCTATGGTGATTCATATACTTGCCCAGCCCGTACAGGAAGCCAAGATATACGCCTAGCGACACGCCGAACACAATCGGTAATATGCTTGACAATTTGAGAAAATCCCACCTATGGGATTACTTGCAACTTTAGGCTTTAAGGGTAAGGCAGAAGTAACTGCCCAGTATGCCCCTGCCATTATGGATAGCACTTACGGTGCTGGCATGTATAGCTATAACAGCGGCCTATCTAACTATGGTTATGGCGTTGCGATCGATCGCAGCCTAGCTTTACAAGTACCTAGCGTTAGCCGTTGCCGCAATTTAATTGCAGGCGTTATATCAAGTATTGAATTAGGTCTATACAAAAAATCTACAGGTAAGAAATTAGAATCCCCGGTATGGCTAGAGCAACCAGATATACGCCAACCGCTTAGCGTTACCCTGGCTTACACAGTAGATGCTTTGCTATTTTACGGCGTTGGTTATTGGCGTGTTACATCGCTATATGCAGACGATGGCCGCCCATCTGGTTTCGAATTTATCCCAAATACTCGCGTTACCGTAACTACAAATAAGTACGGCGATGAGGTTGAGTATTATTCTGTAAATGGTGAACGCGTACCTATGGGTGGTATTGGTTCGCTAGTTACATTTCAATCATTACTGCCTGGAGTATTGCAAACTGGTGGCCGCACTATTCAAGCTGCGTTAGATATTCAAAAGGCTGCAGCAGTTGCAGCTGCTACACCTATGGCGACTACTATTCTTAAAAATACTGGGGCTGATCTACCAGAGGCGCAGGTACAAGGCTTATTAGCTGCATGGAAAGCTGCTAGACAAAATCGCAGTACCGCATATTTAACTAGCACTTTAGAGGCACAAAATATTGGCTTTAGCCCTAAAGATATGACCTATAACGAAAGTAGCCAATACCTGGCTACTGAAATAGCGCGTTTAATGAACGTGCCAGCGTATTACATAAGCGCAGATATGAATAACAGCATGACATATCAAAATATATTAGATGGCCGTAAAGAATTCGTGGCTTACTCATTACAGCCATTTATTAGCGCGATCGAAAATCGTTTAAGCATGGATGACATAACTGCGCATGGCAATCGTGTGCGCTTTGCTGTAGATGAAACTTTCCTACGCGCAGATACTATGGCGCGACTAGATGCAATAGAAAAAATGTTAAACCTTGGCTTGATCGATGTTAAACAAGCGCAATCGATGGAACAATTAACGCCTAATGGATCAGGAGATACTGCAAATGTTGCACTTAACGTTTAATAACGCGATCGAAGCGGCCGATGGAGATCGCCGCATGATCTCAGGCAAGATCGCGCCATACAATGAAGTTGGTTATACGTCTGCTGGCCCGGTTGTATTTGAAAAAGGATCTATCGCAATTCCAGATGCAACAAAAATCAAATTGCTAATGCAGCATGACAGCACTAAGCCAGTAGGCCGTGCTACAAACTTTAGCGATGGCACAGATGGCATTTATGCATCTTTTAAAATTTCAAGTAGCAGCCGGGGACAGGATGCACTTGTACTAGCTCAGGAAAACCTTGTATCTGGTTTATCCGTTGGTGTGGATGTATCCGCATCAAAGCAGATGAAAGGCTACCTGTTAGTTACCGCTGCAGTCCTGAAAGAAGTAAGCCTTGTAGAGTCGGCTGCTTTTGATTCAGCGGCCGTAACTGATATTGCAGCGGCTAAAGCTGAACTAGAAGCAGCGATGAGTAACAGCACAAAAACCACAACGATCAATACGACAATCGTAGAGATCGAAACCGAAACCGAAACCGAAAGCGAGGCAGCTGTGACTACAGCCCCTATTGATACACCGGATGTACCGGCAGAAAAACCAGTCGAGGCTGCACCAGTTCAAGCAGCTCGCCAAATTATTCGCCCATCCGTATTAGACAGCCAGACAGTACGCACACCGATTACATCAATGGCTAAGTACACAGAGCATAAGATCAAGGCTGCACTAGGCAACCAAGAATCAATGCTTTACGTTACAGCTGCAGATGATTCTTTTAGCACTAACCCTGCATTTAATCCAACACAGTACCTATCAGAGTTCCCAACAAATACACGTTTTGGTACACCATCAATCGATGCATGTTCACGCGGCGTATTGCCAGCAAGCGGTATGACAATCAACGTGCCATCACTTGTTACATCAGCAGGCGGCGGTACAGGCGTAGCACCTGTTGTAACAGTCGAAGCTGAGGCAGGCGCAGTACAAAATACAGGTATGGAAACTGCTTACCTAAGTGGAACTGTAAACAAGTACAGCGGTATGAATACCATCAGCATAGAATTGTTAGAAAGATCAGATCCTAACTTCTATGCAGAACTAACTAACCAGCTACAAAATGCTTACCTAAAGACACTTGATACAACAGTTAATGCTGCGTTGATTACTGCAGGTACTGTTGCGACTACTGCACAGGCTGCTACATCAGCAGGCATTATCGGTTACGCATCAGAAGCTGCTCGCCTTGTATATGAGGCAACTGGTTACTATGCACAGAATTACATCGCCAATGGATCACAATGGCAGCTACTTATGGGTGCATCGGATACCACCGGCCGCCCAATTTACTCAGCATCTCAGCCAATGAACGCAGGCGGTTTAACACAACCTGGTTCAATTCGCGGCAACGTGCTTGGCCTAGATCTATATGTCGATAAGAACTTTGCAGCTACTACAACAGTAGATGACTCAGCAATTATCCTTGCACCAGAAGCATTTACTGTTTACCAGTCACCACAGGCTTACATGTCAGTTAACGTTGTAAGCAACCTACAGGTACAGGTAGCGATCTATGGCTACATGGCAACAATTGCCAAGATGCCTAAGGGAATTATCCGTTACAACTTCACCTAAGAAATAACCCTAATAGTCGGTGGGCGATTAGCCCTTTCGCCCACCGACCCCTATCTAAGTAAGGAGTTCCGATAATGCCAGCTACATATGTAACTGTTGCCGAGCTACGCACAAATCTCGGAATTGGAAGTCTTTACAGCGATAGTACGGTCGAGGAGTGTTGCCAAGCTGCACAGGATCAAATTAACAGTTTCCTTTGGTTTGATTCTGCGCCAGTCGTGGGGACTGCATTGGTAAGCAACGTTGCCACCGTAATGTTGGCCAACCCCGGTTTATTTACCGTTGGAGAATCGGTGACTATTGCCGGGGCTGGCTCTACATTTAATGGCACTTACACAATTACTGCCACGTTGCCATTTAGCACAGGCACTACAAATTTATTGCCAGCATTTAATATGCAGCTAAATTATTACCAACAGCCACAGGGTTATAGTTTTATTCAGTTTGCTAAGACTGCAGCCGATCAAAATTTTAGGCGCGTAGTGCCATCAGGCACAGCTACAGGCGAGGATACAAAGACAGCCACCTACGTCAATACAGCAAGCGTTAGACAAGCTGCGATGATCTTGGCCGTTGATATTTGGCAGGCCAGGCAGGTCAGTCAGACCGGGGGCGTAGGACTAGATGGCTTTAGTCCATCGCCTTACCGCATGGGTAACAGCATGATAGGCAAAATTCGCGGATTGCTCAGCCCTTATATAAATCCGAATAGCATGGTGGGATAAATGCCTACGGCGGCTATTACAACCCTGCGTAGCACCATCGCAACGGCTTTAACCAATAACGGCGTATGGTCGGTATTCGCATACCCACCTGCAACCATCCTGGCTAACAGCTGCGTAGTGATCCCAGCCGATCCATATCTAACGCCAAGCAATAACAGCTATATAACTATTTCGCCTATGGCTAATTTTAAGATTCTGCTAACTGTGCCAATGTTCGATAACCAGGGCAATCTGCAGGGCATCGAGGATTTTATCGTTGCAGCCTATACAAAACTAGCTGCATCCAATCTTGTATTTAATATAACTAGCGTTAGCGCGCCTGGCGTATTAAATGCTGATAGCGGCGATCTATTAACCGCCGAATTTAATATATCCATACTAACGAGCTGGAGTTAAAACCATGTCATACACAGATGAGGATATTGCCTTTTTAATCAAAATTGGGCAGATCGAAGCAGCACCAGTAAAAGATACAAAACCTAAAGCACCTGCAACCGAGAAAACAGAGGAATAACTAAATGGCCGTATATTTAAGCAATACCGTTGTAGTAACGCTGAACTCAGTAGTTCTATCAGATCACGTTACAAGCGCAACAATTAACCGCGTATTTGATGAACTTGAAGTAACTGCTATGGGCGATACAGCTCATAAGTTCGTTAAGGGTCTAGAGGCCAGCACAATTACTTTAGATTTCCTAAGCGATACAGCTGCTGCAAACGTAAACGCAACCTTGCAAGCTGCATGGGGTACAACAGTACCTATCACGCTAAAGCAGACAAGCGCAGTAGTATCTGCGACTAATCCGTTATACAGCACAACAATCCTAGTTAATAACACTACAGATATTAACGGCGCAGTAGCAGACATCGCTACACAATCAATTACATTTACTTGTAATTCACCAATCGTAATTACAACTAGCTGATAAAAAAGAATAGGGGCTAACAAATGGCTAAGTTAAAGATCACAAAGGCTGATGGATCGTTATCTGAACACCAGATAACACCATCGATCGAATACGCGTTTGAGTTATATGCAAAGAAAGGTTTTCACAAAGCCTTTCGCGATGATGAAAAGCAGTCAGATGTTTACTGGTTGGCGTGGGAGTGTTTAAGAGCTGCAGGCGAAACCGTGCCAATGTTCGGTGCACCGTTCTTAGCAACACTTAAAAAGGTTGAGGTCTTGGATGATGACCCGGAACTATAGGGCGTGACTCGTTTACTTACTTGGTCGCACGGATCAGTTTGGAAACGGGTATCGCGCCCAATGATTTACTAGCACTAGATAGCAGGATGTTTAAGACTTTATTGCAGGCGATGAAAGACCGAAACAAGGAGATGCGAGATGCCAGCACAGGTAGTAGGCGGAATCGCACTTCGTAAAGCCCTAAAGAAATTTACGCCCGATCTAGCTAAAGATACGCAAAAAGAAATGGCTAGTTTGCTTAAACCTATCGTGTCTAAGGCTCGTGGATTTATTCCATCGCAAGCCCCGTTATCGGGCTGGGCTAAAGCATCTGGTAATGGCAAGTTCCCAGTATGGGATGGCAGAGGTGCTAAAGGCGGCGTTGGTTACAAAACTACACCTAGTAGAGTAAACCGATCAGGCTTTAGATCACTAGCTCGTATTCAAAATGCATCCGCATCGGGTGCTATTTATGAAACTGCTGGCCGTGTACATACTTCTGGGCGTGAGCAAGCAAAAATGCGTGAGGTTGTAATCCCTACTTATCGCCGCGACACCGGGGCTGGCGAATATCGTTATATGACAAGCACTAATAAAAAATACGGCAAGAGCAATAACCCAGAGGCTGGTTATCTATTCGTGCAATCTATGAACCAGTACAGCAAGATCGTAGATGCTAATAATCAAACAGGCGCAGGCCGTAGATCCCGAAAGATGAAAGGCCGTGCAATATTTAGAGCATGGTCAGAGGATGGCGGCAAGACTAACGCAGCTATTCTTAAGGCTATTGAAGTATCTAGGGATAAGTTTAATCGGGCTGTGGGGTATAACTAATGGCCGTTGATCCATCAGTAAGAATTGATATAGCTGCCGAATTTACTGGCAGAAAAGCATTTAAACAGGCAGATACATCTACAGCCCAATTATCTAAAAACGTAAAAAATTTAGCCAAGACTTTTGGAGTCGCATTTAGCACAGCTAAAGTATTGGCCTATGCCAAGGCATCGGTAAAGGCTGCAGCTGAGGATCAAAAGGCTCAACAGCAATTAGCCCTGGCACTTAAAAACGTAGGCCTAAGTCGAGATGCAGCAACCGCTGAAGGTTATATACAGCGCATTGAAAAAGAATTTGGCATAATCGATGACAAGTTGCGCCCAGCCTATACAAAGTTAGCAATAGCCACACGCGATACAGCTGAAACTGAACGTTTAATGGGTATCGCGATGGATATAAGCGCAAATACTGGTAAAGATTTAGAGTCAGTTACAGCTGCGCTATCAAAGGCTTATCTAGGCAATAATGCCACGCTTAGCAAATTAGGTATTGGCATATCTAAAGCCGATCTTAAAACTAAGTCATTTAAAGAAATAACAGATCAGTTAGCCGTTACGTTTGCAGGCGCAGCTAAGACATCGGCCGATTCGTTTGCAGGATCGATCGACAAACTAAGCATTGCTTCAAATAATGCTAAAGAGATTATTGGAACAAGCCTTATAGGTGCTTTAACATCTTTGGGCAAAGATAAAAACATCGATAACCTAGCCACTGGTATTGAAAGTGCTGCCAAGTCACTTGCTAATTTT